TAACTATTTGCGTTTACTACGGAAGCGACAATAAAACCTATTTGATTTAAGTAAGTTGTTCCTGTTTGATTTAAAACATCAGCAGTTATAGCACCACCTAAACTAGCTGCTCCACTAAAAGTTACATAGTCTCCTGCTCCTAATCCATGATTAGTGTCTGTTACAGTTATAGTAGTTGAACCTGAACTAGCAGAAAAAGTTACGTCTCCTGCGGCTGTTGTCTGTCTTAGTGGTGTGATGTCGTAAAATGCACCACCCTTTTCAATATAATATTTACTAGTGGTGCCTAATCCTAAAAATTTCGTACCATTTAAATCAGTCCACGCGTGTAATTTTCTACAATTACCTAAAAAAGTATTACTGTTATCTTTTCTCCAACCACCTATTTTTTCTACGTTTTGTTTATTAAAACGTATTAAGTTACCGTCAAACCAACCACCTTCGTTACTATAATTAGTACCTTCTCTGTTGATTCCTGGTTTAAATTGTAATTTCAATAAAGGCATTAAACTACTCTATAATTTATTCCGTCGTATGCGAAACTGTTTTTTCTGTTTTCTTCAGGGTTTACGTATGATACATGAATCCAACCACTATCTGGAGTTATTCCATCATAGTACTCTAAAATAACTTGGTCAAAGTCTAACTCATTTTTTATGTATGCGAATAGCGTTTCGTTGTCTATGCCAACGATTTCTATATCTACGGCTTGACCTAAAGTATGTTGACTAGTGTCACGAGAGCCAAGCTTTCTATTGAGCTCCAAACAGCGGTAACCAGAATTAGGAGTAAAAGGTTTGCCGAAATGATTTCGTATAGGTTCAAGTATTTCCTCACTTAAATTTTTTAAATTATTAAATATTGTTTTGTCAGTTACTCTATTATCAATACCTAAACGATAAGCCATTTGAGATTTTTCAAATTCTTTTAATTTAAAGTGTTTTGATAATTTAGTTTCTGAGGAGAACTCCATTTAGCCCTCCTAAAACAAAGTGTATCTTACTAGAAACCCTACAATAGTCAAGGAAATAGTAGCAGTGAATATTAAGCTATTCCTAATAGTTTTATTAATTGATAGAATTCCATTTTCTATAGAATCTAATCTACGATAATTTTCTTTCCAACGTTGGTCACATGCTGCTTCATGAGCACTTAATCTTTTATCTACTTCGTTTACTGTTGTTCTAGGCATTAGAAATATTCTTTTAAGTTCTTCCAGTATTCTTTTATTTTATCGTCTAATGCTCTATTTGTGTAAGGAGCAACTGCTTTTAGTAGTGCTTTGCCTACCACCGTTACAAATATTATCCAAAGTAAAATTTCCATTTATTCCTCTAAATCATTTATTGTTTGTCTTGCCTCTATTCTTTTTGTTGTCACATCTTCTGGGATAGCTTTACCTGTGTCTGCTTTCCTAACAACGTACCAATCAGTAGAATTTAAATAAGCGTGTGCTCCCGCAACTTTTTCTTCTGCAGTGAGTTCTAAAGTTACAGTTTTTGATGAGCCATCATTGGCAATATAATTATGATTATTGTCTAATGCAGTTTGCCATTGTTCATCAGTTAAACTTACGTTAGGTGTCGGAATACTGTCATGTACCTCATTATCATAAAAACCTTTTAAAATGTTGTTTTCATCTATGTGTGCGTATTTAGACATATTAATACCCTATAGCGATTAAATAAGTGTAACCTTGAGGGACACTAGAGGTATAACTAAAACTGGAAGTACCCGCACTATATATAAAACCTGTTCCATCACCTGCGTTAGTTGACCTATTATCTGATACAGAACCTGCAACAAAAGCATTAGGAAAACTTAATGGATAACTCCAACCACCTCCATAATAAGTGTGATAGTTTTTACCCCAAACTATTTGTAATCCATTACTGAATCTAACATATCCTGATGTGGAACTTTGTGAGTAACTAGCGGTTAAAAATCCTGAATTATTACTTAATTGAGATGTAGCTGTAGGTATTGTGGGTTTATTACTTAAATCATTATAACTACCACTGAAACTAGATGTGCCTTTAGAATTTAATTGTGTTTGTATTGCAGAAGTTACTCCATCCAAATATTGAAACTCTGCATTACTAACATTTCCATTTGCAATTTTTGAAGCGTCTATTGCAGCACTAGCTTTTATATTAGCGTCTTCTACATTTGTTAAACTATTGCCTGTTCCATCTGCGTCAAAAGTTTTGTTAGTAAATGTGGTCGTACTTGAAGCAGTTAAAAAACTAGATAATTGACTAGCTAAAGTACTGCCTCCGATAGTTGCATTAGATGATAAAGCTATTTTATCTAAAGCGTCATAAACTGCTGCACCAGAACCTAATCCATCAGTAAATACTATTTTAGAAGCTCCGTTAGCGATAGTTACATCAGCTCCTGAACCTTGTGATATAGATATTGATTGTCCTCCTGTAGTAGCGTTTTCTATAATAAACATTTTAGAAACCGTATTAGGAGCTATATTTAATGTTCTAGTAGCAGATAAACTAGTCGTCGATGTAACTTTAATATACATCGCTCTATATTTATCAGATACTCCATCTCCTATAGTAGCAGTTTTATCTCCATCACTGTCGAATGTAGCTTCAGTTTGATATGAAAAAGCCTCCGCTATTAACTCTAAATTAGTATTAGTCACGGTTCCCCAAGTACCAGATTGGTCCCCAGTTCCCATTTCATTTAATCTAAGATTATTTCCGTATGTACTCGCCATAGTGCCTCAATTATATGTAATAAAGTTTATTTACGCTACCTCCTCCCAATTAGGACTTTGTGCGTCGCTAACGGAAGTGTAATTAGGTGATTGTGTAGTATTTATAGAACTGTAATTAGGTGTTTGACTATCATCAATTTCTCCCCAAACTAATACAACAGGAGTTCCCACTGTTCCTACTTGTCCTACAGGAATTATATTTGCTTTAGCCGATATTAAAAGAGAGCCTAATCCCGAAGTGCTAGAAAGACCAGAAACACTAATTACATTTTGTGTTCTTGTACTAGGGTTATTCAAAGTAGCTTGAAGGATTAGTCCTGAAGCAGAAACATCAGCTGCACATGCTGTTGAAGGTGTGCCTAAAGCTGATGTGCCAGTTTGACCATCTACATCTATATTAGCTATTCCGTTTATTGTTATTGAGCCTACTGCAGAATTTGCAGCTCCTACTGCTTCTGTATCGGTACTTGCAAATACGTTTGCTGCAGCTACAGTAGAAAGTGAGCCAACTACTGATGTGCTAGTTTGACCTGCAGGAGTGACATTAGCTTCTGCATCTGTACTTACACTTACAGAACCAACATTAGCCGAAACGCTTGGTAGAATCGCTACAACACTACCATTTACCCCAACACCTGCTATATCTCCCGTGCCAACTTGTCCAGAAGGAACAACATTTCCTTCTCCTACTTGTGAGGTTGTGCCTAATTCAGATGTGGTTGATTGACCAGATGGTACAACACTTGCTTCACCTATTTGTGAGGTTGTGCCTAAAGCGGAAGTTCCTACTTGAGAGGCAGGTGTTACGTTTGCCTTACCTACAAAAGTAAAACTACCTACAGCTCCAGTAGCAGATTGTCCTGTAAGAGTTACACTGACGTTTGCGGAGTCACCTCCAGCTAATGCTGAAAATGGAGCTTCTGAAAATGCACTAATACCAAACATAATTTTATTTTGAGATAGATATTATTCTTGCGTTATTTTCTGATATATTTTTTATATCTATAATATTACTTGTTAATTTTTTTACAGAATATTTATCTATTGTTAGTTCATTATTTATCTTGCATTGTTCAGAAAAAAATATGTAATTAGTGTCTGATTGTTTATTTATTTGTTTTGATTGATTAGGTTTTAAATCTAAAACTTTAATTTGATAATCACTTCCGTCTGTTAAACAACAAAAATATTTTGTTTTGTCTGACAATGCTTTTAAATTTATTTGACAGCTTAAAACATATTTTTCTGCTCTTTCAGATAGATTTTCATAATCATATCCAAATACATGAACAGTTTTAAAAGAATTTTTTTCTAATGCTTCATCTATAGAATCAAAAATTAAATTGTCTGAACTAATAGTATTGTATGAATTTAAAGAAAAATATCTTTCTAAATCTTCTTTATTAATTTCTCCTTCATTCCAAAGTGTATCTACCTCAAAACTGCCTTCTATCAAAATTAAATAATAAACATCTTCTCTATTTATAATTTTATTATTGACAGTATCGTATTTTGTTTTATCAGTATGATAATTTTTATATTGATTTCTTTTTATGAATGAGTTTTCACTACCTTCGCATACTGTAACTTGTAAATCTTCAAAAATTTTTACAGGTTCTAGTATTGATAAAAAATCAAATTGTTCAACACTTTCATTTGCTTCATTCATATTTCTTCTACTATAGCTATAGGTCTAAGTGGATGTATTGTTGCAACATCTTCGTGTCCTAGAAGAATAGTGCCATTTTTTAAATCTTCTTCTTTATCTATCATTTTAAGAAAATGTTAGAGTGACACTTCCAGAACTAGGAAGTGTACCCGTAGTATTGTTTGTATTAGGAAAGTTTAGGTCTCTATAGTTAAGAATACTGCTATAACGAGTTGTACCCGCAGTTAGATAAGTGTTTGAACTTCCTGAACCTCCATTCAGGTTGTATCTAAAAGTATTTCCAGAATCTGTTACGTAACCAGAAGGTAAACTTAATAAAGTTGCTAAAGTTGGTCTAGCAGTAGTAGTGTTCAGTGTAAATGCAGGATTTACTTGGTCAAACACTATGCTTAAAACATTAATAAAACCAACATTAGCAACACAAGCTAATATTCTAATTATTCTATTTCCGTTATACCTAACATATTGTGCCGAACCCGAACCAATAGTATTTCCTGTTCCTGTTACATATCCAGCTGGGTCCCAACCATGATATGTAACAGGAAATTTTGACCCTGCAGGTGTATAACTTACATACCCACAAGTAAAAGTAAAAGAGCGTTGATTATAAAATAATCCATGAAATTCGTTAAAAGACATTTGTGCTCCCGAACTTTTGTTAGCTAATCCTCTTATATCGCTATCATTCATTGATGCTGTTGTCCCAGAAGAACCTCCTACCTCCGTGTGCATTTGATTTAAACTTATTGCTCCTGAACTTGGTAGTGCCATTATTTATCCTCTAATTCTTTTACTCTAGCTTCTAATTCTTTAATAGCTTCAACTAATAAACCTACTGTGTTGCCATAACGAATAGCTAAGTGTTCCTCATCTTCTAAATCTTTTGCTGTATAAACTGCTTCTGGTAATACTTTTTCTAAATCTTGTGCTATTAGTCCTGTGCTTTTTGACCCATCTTTTTTGTAAGTAAAATTAACACCTTTTAAGTTTTTTATTTTTTCAATAGGATTTTCTATAATTTCTATGTTTTCTTTTAGTTTTTCATCTGACATTGAGCCATAAGCTGTTACATTTCCTGCAGCCACTAAATTACCAGATGAGTCTAAATACATTTTCAGGACACCATTAGGATAAAAAGTATTAGATGTTCCACTACACCCAATTTCAGCACTACCACCACTATCTACAAATTGTATTGCTGAGATTGAGTCTGTACTTTCAAATTTTGCTGATACATTACCTGAGCCTGAATTTACATGAAGATAATAGTCAGGAGATGTTTCATTAATACCAACATAACCAGAAGAAGTAATTCTCATTCTTTCTGCTAAACTTCCTGCACCTCTAGTTCTAAAAACTATATCTCCATCTTCTGTCCCGTCTGATACATCTGTTGAGATAAAATCTATGGATTGAAATATAGTTTCTTCACTAGCATCGTTCTCTCCACTAACATTTATCATACCTATGTAATCGCCGTCTGCTGGAGAGCCTGAAAGTTTTTGCAGTCTTAGATTTGCTGGGTTAGCATCTGCATTAGTATTAATTAATCTTGCAGTAATTGAACTTGCACCAGAGTCAGATACTACAAGGGGGTCAGAAGGACTAGAAGTACCAATACCAATATTACCATCACTATCAATACGCATTGCTTCTGCTGTAGTACCTCCAGAAGCTTGAGTAAAAAAAGCTAAATCAATGTCGTCTGTACCATCTTTTTTAGCTGTTGCTTGTATAACGTCTGAACTACTATCTATAAGTAAATTTGCTGAAGAACTTGGATTAACTTGAAAAGTTCCTGAAGTAGTAATATTATTAGAAGCGTCTCCAAATACAGCTTTACTTGCGGGTAATGTACAAAATACATCTTTAGTTCCTGCGGAGAAATTAACTGCGGAGTCAGAATTAGAACTGCTGATAATTGTAGTTCTTGATAATGTGTCGGGAGTTGAATCTGATACTGTACCGAGCCCTATTTCAAACTCATCTGCTGCTTGATGAACAATACAGTAGTAAGTAGTGTTGGTATTACCTACACCTGCTACAAAAGTTTCAAAGCCAGTTTCGGCTCCAGCTAAGTCAATCGTACCTGTGCCGTTAGTACTAGTGGTTTCTTTTACCCTATCGTTTAGGACAAGAGCCATGCTCTCCTCCTACGCTATTCTGATAATAGCTGTACTTGCTGCTGCTGCTGGGAACTGAATAGTGAAGTCACCTGCTGTAGAAGTTTTATCACCACCAAAATCTATACTAGCTACTGATTTATTAGAATCAGAACTATTATAAATTAAACATCCTCTAGCAGTTATTGTGGCACTACTAAAAGTTAAATCTGCAAAATCTGTAATTGCAGTTGTTCCATCAGCCGACGGAGTAACGTTAGTTAGTGTTCCTCCACCCGCACTATATCCACTACCTGAAACTTCGTTACTAGTAGCGTAAGCTGTAGTAGCAGCTCCTAAAGTAGCAGAACTTGTAAAAAGTGCTAATTTAAAAGTATCTCCACTACTATTGGTGAAGTTATGAGTACCAGTTAAAAGTTCAGTTTTAAAACTAGTTGTTAAAGTTGAAGTTATTGCCATGTTAAAGCTCCTTAATAATTTTAGCTAAATCACCATGACCTTGTTTATTTAACATCTGGGTTACAGTTGTTCTATCACTGGTGATAGCTTGGTTCATATAATAAAGTATTGTCTGATAAATAGCTACCTTGAACGCTTCAGCTTGTTGCCTAACTTCAGGTGTAGCACTTTCAGAAATACCGCAGATTTTATCGGCACATCTTTGAGCCCAATAATCTGAAGAATGTCCTTTGTTATTTTCAGTAGCTACAGAAATATCTCCTATATTACTTTTTACCTCTATCTCAAACATTTGATTGTTTTACTGGTGGTGTTAATTTTATACTATCGTTTCTAGATTCATCTCTCATATTCTTAAACTCTCCTAAAGATTTTAATAAAACTAATGCTTCTTGAAATTTACTTTCGTATAATCCTATCGTATTAGGGTCTTGTTTCATATATACTGCTGCTTCAACTAATGCACCGTACAGCAAAGCATTAGGAGCATTATCTGAAAGCCAACTTTTACCGTCCGAAGCTAATGAAGTTACAGAAGCGGGTCTATAATAGTAATGTAGTTCGAATGTGTAATTAGAATTAGGGGTTGGAGCTAAAATAAAAGTATTATCATCAAATAATCCATAGTAAAGGGGTTCTCCAGTAGTACTAGCGTTTGGAGTGTAATCTCTTATAAACGAAACGTGTTTTAACAATAAATAATTATAATTATTACTTGAATCTATTACAGCTAAACTATACGGAGATAAAAAATCACTAGGAGTGGCTAAATAAGTATTACTCGCAGTAGCTGTACCCGTTACATTTTTTCTAAAAACGGGTAATTGTACTGTTTTTAAAATCCTTTCTTCAGCTGTTTTTATAAAATTATCTAAGTTATTTACGAAAGAAGTTTCAGAATAGTCAGAGTAATCCTGAATAGCCGTTTTTAATTGTGTGTAAGTAAAACTCATAATTAAATTATACTCTGATTATGGAGTATTAGCTTGTCCTCCCATACCAGAATGATTTGTACAATAATAATAAAGGGTTGGGGCTCCTACCGCAACAGTTATTTGTGTATAAGCTCCTGAACTTCCAGGGGTTCCATTAGTAGTGACTCCTGTTGTATATTCTGTGCCTCCGCCATGACTACCATTAGAAGTAGTGGAAAATCTTAATGGATGTCCAGAATTAGATGAATCAGATTGGTCGAATCTGTATATGCTACCTTCAGACAAATTTAAAGTAGGGTATACAACTCCATCTATGTAGTATCTGTTTGCTCCTGAATAAGAGGCTACAGTAACCGCATATTCTGTGTAATTAGTATTAATAGTAGGTGTTCCTAAACTAGATGTACCAGCTTGTCCCGTTACTTGATAAGTGGAATCTATATTCCCACTTACTACAATACTACCTAAACTTGAAGAAAGTAAAAAAGAATTAGTGCTTACTGTTTGACTTCCATCTGCTACAGAAACGATTAGATTACCGACAGAGCTTGTTACAGCGAATAAAGAAAATTTAGTTCCTATTAAATCTTCATTAGGGTTGACATTTCCTGGATTATCCGTAAAAACTCTACCTAACTGTGCTTGAGGTAAAGATACTTCGGTTCTGGGTTGGAATAATGCCTCTGAATCTACTGTTAAAAACGGAGGGTCATTTTGTGGGTGTTTAGGCTCGTAACATTCTTCACAAACTCTGTTGCCTTTCCAAGTTACTTTTGCTGTTGTGTATGGGTATGCAAAGCCACAGGTATCGCATATAAATTTTGCATATTTACCAGAAGCGTAAGCCATTAGATATATTGTTGTTTCGGTACTATCCTAACAGAAGACCTATCTTCGTCATATTTTAAGGCATTCTGTAAATCTTGTTCATATTGTTGTTTTATTAAAGGTGCTTTTTGTACGTTCTTTTTTAGACATAAATAATATGCTAACCCAGAAGCTAAACAAGGCATAAATCTACTTGGTATATCTACATCATTCACAGAAGCGGTAGAATCTTCTATTCTTCTCCAAACATAGTAAATGAGTTTGTCGGTTGAATTCTCTGGTGTTGGATAAATGTGTATTACTGGTGTTTTAACTCTTTCTAACCAAAACTGTGTTGGTCTAGCTTGAGTTGATTTTTGTGGTATTCTAATATATTCGTTTCTATCTATACGCTCCATATTATGGTCGGTTGTTACTCCGTTTTCAGTTTTACTGATATAAGCGTCTAATATATCTATGTCATATGAGTTTATTGTGTATTCATTAGTACCTTGTGTTAAGTCTTGGGTAACTTTAGATACTTCCCACATTTGAATACCTCTGTTTGACCAATCGGCAAACATTATATTCATTGAACGTCGTGCAGTAACCGCGTCGTAAGAGGTACGAACTTCCATACCTGCAAGTTCGTAAGCCTCTTCGATAGCGGTTGCTACATCTAAACTAAATGCTCTAGTTCCAGAAGTTGCCATATTAAGAAACGTATGCTACAAAAAAGTCGCAGTTTGCTAATACGACATAAGCTCCAGTACTAAATCTAACTCCGTCGCTTGGTAATCTTTGGTCAAATGATTCATTTGCCGCACTACCAAATTTAAACTCTATTAATAATTTAGTTCCAGAAGCACTAGTGCCATCATATATTTTTATACTAGCGTCAGCCGCACTTGTTTGAGCTTGAATGGACTTAATTCTTATAGGACCTAAGTTTGTGGCACTACCTGCACCACTACCTATATATCCTTGAAGTTGTCCTGAACTCGTTAAAGGGACTGTTACTTTTACATCTGATGAATGCATTTTAAGCTCCTAAATTATTACGCGTCAGCAAATGGAGTAACTAAAGTTCCTGAACCTAAAGTAATACCTTCTACGGCATATTTAGCAGAAGCTATAGCTGTTACTGTTATTATACTTCCTGCAAGACCACCTTTAGTAGTACCGTTTAAAGTAATAACATCATTAGTTGCTCCAGATATAAAAGTTTTTCCAGTTGCATTATTTACACCTGTGTATAACCCTCCAACGAATTTATCTGTTCCGTCGGTTAATATATCTAAATCAGTAGCTGCTGTTTCTACTACGAAAGTAAAAGTAGCACCTAAGTTATTAGTTTGGTTTGGGTCGTCATCACGTCCAGGAGCTGTTGCTACGATACTAGGTAAAGTGAATTTACCGTCAGCGTCGTTACACAACAAGATTTTACCTGCGTGAGCGTCTACTGTTAAAGTTGTGTCAGCTGTTAAGCTAACTGCGTTTGCATTTCCTGCGGAAATAAAACCAGCAAGTGACCTTACTGGACCTGAAAATGTTGATTTTGCCATTTTTTCCTCCTAAAAGAAAAATACTCTATAGTCTTGGCTTGTCTGCTAGGTCAGTCTATAGAATAAGTTATTACCTAGTTTGGTAAAGTCTATCTTGTTTTTTACCAAAAAGAAAGGGGAACCGAAGTTCCCCTTCCTACTAATCGTTTAAGATTAAGCTCCAGGTGAGCCGAAGATTCCTCTCCAGTCACTGAAACCAAAACTGTAACGTTCTCTAGCTTTGTATCTTACATTACCAGTTTCGAAGTCTCCTTCCATGCTGGTTGAAACTGGAGTTCTAACGAAATGTTTTAATCCGTTAGGAACATCAGTTTTAATGAAGAAAGCGTCTGTGTCAGTTAGATAATTGTTGACAGTATAACCACCAGAAATCATTCCTAGATTTCTAATAGCGTTGATGTCATTATCTGAAGTTCCGACACGACCTTGAGATTCCATTAGTCTGTCTGCTACGAATTGTAGAGCAGGTGGAATTATTAGTCTTACTGCTTGTGCATTAACCTTTAATCCTCTTTCATCTTTAAAATCAGCAATGTCAATCAATGCTTGTTCTAAAGAAGTTTCGTTAAGGTCTGCTGCTGTTGCAAGTTCATTTCTCAAATCACCTGCACCAACTGTTGGATGGTCTGTTGCACACAGTTCTTTTCCGTCACCACCAACAAAAGAAGAACTAAACGCATTGTTTAATACGTTAGCTGCTTTTACTTGTTTAGTTGTTGACATTGACCTAGCTAAAGCTCTTGTGTATCTGGAAGAAAGAGTATCGTAGAGATTATCTTCGATAGCTTCTTCTGTCAATGCAAAAGCTAATGCTACTGTTTCATGTGTGTAACGACTGGTCCACGCTTCCTGAGCAGTATCATAACTAACAGCTGCACCTTCACCTTTTACGGTTGCTTGACCAAAACCAGAAAGCATAACTTCTTCTTCAAAAGCTCTATCAGAGTTTTCTGTGTCGAAGATAGCTTCGTGTTGGTTTTCATAACGGTCATACTCTAATCCAAAGAGAGCATGTAGACCAGGAACTAACTCTTTTACGAGTTGGGCTCTATTTATTGCCATGATGTCCTCCTAATTAGACTGCAAATGTGTTAGTTGGGAAAGTAAAGTAAGCTCTAGCATTAGCTCCTATTGAGTTGCTTGGTGCTAGATTAAACCCTACACATAAAGCTACACCACTTGAAGTAGTTGCTGTTACACCTTCTTTACTTCTGCCGTTTAATGTACTACCAGCAGTAGTTGATAAAGTGTATTTGTTACCAATAAAACTTACTGCAGGAGTTCCCGCTGTAAATTGAGCTTCGTATACGATTCCAGGGTCATTGTATACAAGAGCTTTGGCGTCAGCACTACCTTGAGTAGCTGTGCTTCCTGTCCATACTTTAGAAAACGTAGGAGTTCCATCCGTTGCTGTAAAGAATACTCCGTAAAAAACACCTATAGGTGTATCAGTGGCTCCTGCTTGTTCAACATAGCCGCTTGATAAAGTTACCACGTCACCGCTAAAAATAGAAGTGTTATATCCACTAGCTATTCTCATTTCAGCAGGTCTGATAGTACCACCATAGATGTGATATGCGGGAGTAAATCCATTAGGTGCGTCTGTATTTGCCATTTTATTTTTACCTCTTTATATTAAATACAAATTAATCACTTTCGGAATTTTTCCTACTACCAAATGCGACTTTAGATGACCTTTGGATATCACTATCTTTCAAAGGCATTTTAGGGTCGCTTTCTCGCAAGAAGTTTTGGTCTACACCGCTCATAGCGTCTCTGGCTTGGCTATTAAAGTAAGCGTTACGCTCGTCTGCAGTTTCGACTGGAACTTTTGCAAGTATTAAACCTCCAACTCCTATTACTCCTTTATTAGCTCCGTTCTCTACGGTAGGTGCTTCAAAATTAGGATAATCTTCTGCTCTCACAGGTTCATATCCTTCTCTAATACGTTTAGACATATTAGATTTATCGTCGCTTCCTCTTGTAGATTCACGAATCCACCTGAACTGATATCCAGGAGGTGCTTCGGGTGCGTCCAACATGGACGGGGGTTGCCAAGGTCTTCTGCGAGTTTGAGATTCTCGTGTCTCTGCAGAACGTGAGTTTCGCTCTGGGCTGACTTCTGGGTTTTTAATATCATCTGTCATTTTATACTCCTTTTTCTATATGTTTAGCATATTCTTCAAGCGGAACATTAAGTCTTTTAGCTATTGCTACTTGACTCGGTGTCAGCTTGACCTTGCGTGACGCTTTTCTGCCACTAGCACCTCTGCTAGAGGCGGCAACTTGTTGCACGGGTTTAGGTTGCTCTTCTGAAAACTTGTTTGGATAGATGTCTCTCATACCTAAATCTATTTTTTCATAATATTCATCAGATTGTGGGTCAACACCTGAATCCACTAATTCTTTATGTAATCCGAAAGCAGTAAACGTCATGGTTTGGTCTTCTCCGAACCATTTGTTTTTAGAAGCCCATTCTTCAGCTTTAGGGTCAGGTTGTGGTTGAGGTTGTGAATACTGCTGTGGAGCAGTGTACTCAGTTTCAACTTTTTCTTCATTTTCTTCTCTAAGCTGTTGTTGTGCAGATAACCTTCTAAAGTTTTCAGCTTCAGCGGCTGCTCTAGATAGATTTTCTGTGGCGACTGTAATCGCTTCTGCATTTTGTGCTTCATTTGCTTCTCTGAGCTCAATTTTGGCTCTTTCGAGGTCAGATTGTATCCTATTTTCATACTCTTTGAAAAGGGATGAGTCAGAACTTTTTAATTTACTTTTTAAATCAGAATTAGCACTATTTAAAGTTTCAGCGTATTTTACAGCCTCGTCTCTTTGACGTTCTGCTTCACGCATTTTATAAGTTAGTTTATCAATACGTTTTTGTACTGAATCACTTATAGAATCTAATTCATCTTTAGTTTCTACTACTTCTGGTTCTTGTTCAGGCTCATCAACGATAGTATCGTCTACATCTGCCTCCCTTATATCAACTTCCCCTTCAGGAAGTTCTAGTTCTATTTTTTCTTCTTCTTGTTGCATGGTACCTCCTCCATGATTATGATGATAGTATGTCTTCTGGATTATCGATAACTGCTAATATTTCGTCATCATTTAACAGTCGCATATCGCCACCATCAATTTGAAAACGAGCACCAGCATATCTACCGAATATAACCCAATCTCCTTCCTTACACCAAGCTCCATCAGGAAATTTTCCTAAATCACCATAAGCGTCAGGTCCAAGAGATACGACATATCCAACAACGGTTGCTAACCTTTCTTTATCTACGGTCTGTGAAGCTAAGTGTATTCCACCCTTAGTTATACTAGACATAGTGAAAGGTAATATTAAAATTCGATAACCCGTTGGTTTGGGTAATCGCTCTTTATGCGAGTCTAAGTTTTCGTGAGTGATTTTTGGCTCCTGAGGAACAGGAGTTTTATCGCTACCGAAGTTTTCTACTCGGTCGGGAACAGTATTAGTCATTAACATCCTCCATATTAGAATGTAGGTCTTGAATTTCCTGTTCAATGAAATTCAATCCTGCGATTTGCCCTACTATCTTCTGGTATTGATTAAAGTCTTCAACACCTCCAACAGCAAGTGTCTGCGAAAGAGCTTCGCGTCTCTCTCGCACCTTACGGAGTAAATACTCCGTACCCATTATAAAATCCATTAATTACTTAATGTATCTATAAAACTTGTTTCCTTTAGTCGCTGCACCTGAGCCTTTTATTAAAATTTCCTCACCTACAACTTTCCCTTCGGAATCAGTAATCAACTTTGGTTGCTTTACTTCTTTTATCTTATTTTCCATAATCCGTGTATTATATGTCAATATTTTGATTTTTTACTAGTCTTTCTTTTCTTTTTCTTTTTCTTTTTCTTTTTAGCTATCGCTATAGCTGCTTGTTGTGCTCTACTTTTATAAGGCATTATCTGTCCATATCTTTTAAAACTTTTACTGTATCTATAAAATCTTTATCTAAATCTTTTTTAGTTTGTGCTTCTAACTTTTGAATATCTAAGGCAGTTTGAGTATCTAACTTTTCTAATTCTAAATTAGCACTTAATTGAGCTTTAGCTAACTCTACTTCTTTATCTCTTATATCTTCATTTTCTTTTTGAGCTAATTGTTGTTTTTCTAACTCTAATTGTTTTTCAAACATCTCTCTTTGTGGGTCTGCCTGTGCTCTAGCTTGTGCTTCTGCCATAGCTTGTGCCTGACCTGTTACTATTTGTGTTGCTTGAGCCGCTGCTACTGCTATTTCATTCATAACCTCTGGAGACATTTCTTCTCCAACAGGTGGAAGCTCTCTACCTAATGCTTGTTGTATTTGTTGTCTATAAAGCATAGCTTGTCTTTCTTGTATATTAGCTCCTATAACTTGTAAGGCTGTAGGGTTTTGAGCAACCATTGGATTTTGTAAAAAAGCACTATGTGCTGCTATGTATGCTTCGTGGTTTTGAAAATCGAACGCTTTTATAGGATTGCCTGTCAATGCTGCTTGTTGTTCACTAATAGGGTCTCTTGGTGGTAGTTCTTCTACCTCAGGTAATAACGCTTCTATGTTTTTCACGTTCAATGCTAAATACATTTTACGATACGCTTCTCGTAAGTCGTGTAATTCAGGTGCTGATTGTGCTAATTGTAATTGTGTTTGTGCTAATGTAATTCTTTGTGTTGTACTGAAGATATTAGGGTCACTCACAGGAATAATATCTACACTATCATCAAAATCTTGTTTAAAAACTGTAGAAGAAGCACCTTGTACTTCGTAAGGGTACTCATCTGGTAAATATTCACCAAATATTCTTTTTAAAATTTTAAATTCAGTTTTTTGAGCATAATGTAATCTTTTATGTATTGCGGACATAATACGTTGCCCTTTTTCTAAAAGAGCTACGGTTGTACCTACTGGTGCTTCTGAATTTCCGTCTCCAGTCGGATTTTCTATAGTAGAAGCGAATTGTTTTCCAGAAGTTACTAAAGCACCTAATAAATTAGCTAAAGTTCCTGAAGGTTCTTTATACGGTAACGTCATAAACGAATCTGTTAGTCTACCACCAGGAGCGTCAACGTCTCTCCATTCTCCAGGCTGTAATGGGTCGTCCATTCTTTGAATATTTAATCCTCTAGATTTAAAACCTGCTGGTAAATTAGATAAAGTTCCTGCGTCTATTAGTTGTCTTAATATTGCAGTAACAGATTTAGTCAATCCACCCATCATGTGGATAAGTCCGAAACCATAAAAACCTAATCCTGGAAGAAACTTGTAATGCGTAAAGTGTTCTATCTTTTTACGCATTGGGTCTTCTTTATCGTAATTAGCCCTTATAGATAAAACTTTATTCATATCTTTACAGATAGTTACTATGTAAGGTAACGCTAATCCTGTTGGTTGACCGTTTTTATCTGTATCTTCGTAACCTTCTATATCTAAATCAACATGAACTTCTAGTAAAGTGTATTCTTCTTCACTAATTGTTTTACTAATACCTTGTATTTCATCAATTTTATCATCTACTTCATTAGAACCTATGTCTGCTCCTGGATTTCCTAAATCTACGTCCCTATAAAACCCAGAAAGTTGCATTTTACGTAATTCATTCTCAGTCATGTTAATTACGTGAGTAATTCTGGGGCTTGTGAGTAAATCTACCGCATAATACGGTACAACTAGGTCTTCTGCTTTAATAAATCTAGCTGAAGCACGTCCTAAAGCGGGGTCGTAATAAACTTTTTTAAAAGCTGAACCAGAAAGCGGTAAATAAAACAATAATTGGTCCATTTCTGGGTCATATTCTTCCATTCGACACGTAATTTGGTAATTCATAAAGTTTTTTACTCTATTTCCCCTAGAAACTTTAGCGTCATCGGTTTTTCCTAAAATTTCTACGTCTACAGGTCCTCCTGCGGGGAGTAATTCTTTATATGCTTGTGCTTGGAACTGTGTAACTGCTTCTGCTAGTATTGGATGATGAACTCCAGACGCTCCAACGAAAGGTTCTGACCTATCTTCTCCGTTTATACCTAATAAATCTAATCCTTTTGTAAAAGTTTGGAACCAATCGTCTCTAGATTCTAAATCTTCCTCAAAAAGTGAAGTTAATTCTGAAGCTATTTCGTTTAGTTCCCCTTCGTCTAACGATTCTGCTATATTTTCACCGAACTCAATCCTACTTTGTTCTTCGAATTCGTCAGCGTCTAAAAAAGAACCGTCTTCTTGTACTAAAAAAGTTTTACTACCGTCAGGTTCTCCTAAACTTTGTTCTAATTCTATCTCGATAGGAGTTTCATCTTCCATAGATGACTCTAAAGGGGATTTTTCAATAGCCATAGTCCGAAATCATAATCTTTATTTACTTAATAATAAACCCTTGAAGTAGGAAAGTAATCCTCGTCGTCATAATAATCACTTGATAACTTCAAAAAGCCGCCTTCTCTAAATCTAGCAAGTGCTAAAGTTGTAGCGTCTACTAAATCATCATTTTCTCCTGCTGGGAAATCACTAACTTCTTCCATAAGTTCTTCACCAAACCTATTATCAGGTACCCAAACTCTACCGTCTTGAAAAATAGGTGATACAGAATTTAATCTTGCTATTTTATCTTGACCTTTTCCTGGAGAAAATGTATTTACGGGTATACCTATACGTCTAAGTTCTTGTACCAAAGGTATACCTGACGCTTTTGCTTCAATAATTACTGTATCGGGTTGCCAATATTCGTATAAACGTAATGCTTCGTTTTTTAATTCTGGAAAATCAAACCTTTCTTTTATACAATCTACTAAAATTAAGTGGGCTTCATCACCAGAATACGTTTCTTCACCTATTTTACCTTCTGGATAAAAAACTCCCCACGTTGTTATAGCTGTAAAGTCTGACCTTTCGCTTTTTAAAAACGCAGTATCGTAACTTTGTATTAAATAATCACATTTTGGTGGTTTTAATTCTTCCCAAACGTTAAACCAATCTTTAGGAATAATAGAAATACCTTCACCCGTAGGTCTTTGCATGTATTGTGCCGCCCATTTAGAAGGACTTACTGACGCTTTTATACCTTCAAGTTCTTCTAACTTCCAAAATTCTTTCCATAATGGTTTTCCTGAAGGTAAAATCGCAGGGAACTCAATAACTTCCCATTGGTCAGCTCCTTTTTCTTGTGCCATTTTCTTAATTAACCTACCCGTTAAGTCTTTTTTATTCCAACGGGTCATAACTATTACTATTGCACCTCCAGGCTGTAACCTTTGTCGAGGTCCAGACATATACCATTCGTATGCTTCTTCTAATGCTTTATCTGACATAGCGTCTTGTTCCGAATGTGGGTCATCAATAATAAACAAATCTGCTCCCCTTCCTGCTAAAGCACCCCCAATACCTGCGGCATAATACTCACCGCCTTTATTAGTAAGCCATTTTCCTGCACTTCTACTATCTGCTTTTAGTTCTGTTTCAGGAAAAAGTTCTGCATAATCTTCACCGTCAATTAAGTCCCTAACTTTTCTACCGAAATTTACTGCAAGGTCAGCGGTGTGCGTTGCCTCAATGATTTTTAGTTTAGGATTTTTACCTAATAAGTAAGCTGGAAATAAATGCGAAGCAAATTCAGATTTAGTATGTCTAGGGGGCATATTAATAATTAATCTTTTTAATTTACCCGTAGCAATATCATCAAATGCTTTTGCCATTTTTACGTGGTGGTCTCCAGAAATAAAATCTTTCCAGATTGCTTTTACGAAACCTAAAAAATCTTTAGTGGAGTTTTCTTGATGTTCTCTTTTTTCTAGTTGTTCTAAAAGCAGTGTAAATTCTTTTGCTTCTGTTGTAGAAAAACTAGAAATATCAATTTCTTTTAGAGCCTGAAGTCGTTCCCTAAAATTTTCAGACAATTTATTTTCCTACTTTTTTCATCGCAATTTTATGCGATTGTCCAAAAGTCTTACCTGCTCTCATCAATTTTTTCATCTCGGTCATATGTTTAGCCGTATGGTGTTTTTGATGCCTTTTCAAAGTATCTTTTTGTCTTTGCGTTAGTTGTTTTAACTTACTACGCTTTTTTCTTTTTTCTGCCATTGGTTTTCCTCCTTTTTACAATAGTTCTTACGTTAGTTGGTTTACCACCAGGATTTCCTGCTGCCCTTTTTCTACGTACTGCACTTCTTCTTTGTGCCGCTGTCATAGTTCTAGCTTTAGCTCGTGGAACACATTTAGGATATTTTCTTTTAGATTTACCTTTAGCAGATTTACGACCGCATTTTTGGAACTTACCTTTTTTCTTAGGTGCTCCTATATCTACCCAATCACCTTTCGGTCCTTTACCGAACCAAGCGGTTAATCCGCCTTTAGGTTTAGCCACTTTTCTTCCTCGCTTTCCTAATAGCTTCTTTACCGCGTTTAAATATACCTACTACTTGTGTTTTACCCATAACTTTAGCTCTTTGTTCCCCTACTGTAAGTATTTGTATTTTTCTAGCAAAAGGTTTTTTAACTTTTTTAACTTTAGCCACTGTAGCTCTCGCGTCTGCTGGTGTAGCGAATTTAATTTTAACAGTGTCTTTAGGATTTTCATCAGTATATAATCTTCTACCAGAACCTTTAGGTTTTTTACCAGTACCTTTTTTCGGGTCACGTTTTTTCCTAGACATTACGAACTACGGTAACCACCACCACGTTTTTTATATTCTCTTACTAACCAACCGTTAGCATAAGCTGAAGGGTAAACTTTAAATTTACGTTTAGCTTCTGCTTTTACTCTAGCGTATAAAGCTGGGTTAGTTGGTTTAGCACCACCTTTCTTAGCAGCTTTTTTCTTTCTTTTCGCTCTTTTTTCAGCCATACCTACCTCCTTCTTTTAGATGTTGACCTTGCTTGTTTAAAATTCTTTTTAGTTGGGGCACCTTTACTTCCTGGTTTACGCATACGTTCACCACTACCAGCTTTTATACGTTTACGTTTTGCATGAATATTAGCCCATAATCCTGGACGTTTACTTTTACCTTTTTTACTATGTTTTGGCATTTAACACTTCCATCTTCGTCTTGCTTGTCTCAACCTAGAATTAGGATTTTTTGCTGCCTTCGGAAACTTTTTCATCTGTCCTGCTGAACGTGCACAATAAGACTTTCTTCTTTTAGCAGCTTTACTACCTTTTTTAACTTTACCTGTAACAGCAGTTTTTAATTTACTTCCAGGATTTTTACGTCTATAGGCAGCAACACCTTTTTTAGTCATTCCCGCACCAGATTTAGTCGGTCTATAATTACCGCCTTTACCTGTGGTACGTCTAATTGATTTTTCTTTTTTCCTTGGCATAGCTGTTTTATTTTATAACATTATTTCCTACGTGACTTAATATACTTGACGAATTCTCTCGCCTGAACTAAATCATCAAGTTCTGCTAAAGATAATTCGTCTAAAATTTCTGTAGTTCTTTCAGGCATTAGTGAAACTAAAGTATCTGATTGGTCACTTCTTCTAGTCGGGTACCGTATAGAATCTATGCCTTTATCTTTTAAAACGTCACCTGCTTTTTTAGTAAATCCTGTAGGTGCTCCGCTTAATATCGGTGCACGAGTTTGACTTAATTGAAAAGCAGCTTCGTCAAAATTACCATCTTTAGTAAGTTGTTTTTCCATTTGTTTAAATAATTTTTCTGTCTTTTTATCTAAATTACCTGCTACTATAGTGTTTTTAAAATCAGGTCTGACAATATACGCTGAACCTGCTCCTTGGGAGGGGCGAAAAACATAATCTCTTAATCTAGGGTCAAAAAAATCATCTGTAAAATAAAGTCCTCCTGGAGAACTACCTTTCGGGTTTAAAAGTAATTGTGGTATACCTTTTGTTGTACTACCGTGAAATATATTTCTAGGGTCTTTTATTAAACTTTCTAAACCATAATCTCTAT